AAATATTGAACTCTTTGTTTTTTTGGATCGTTGGGCGCATAGTTCCTTCTTATCGAAAGAACCGTTCCACTACCTTCTTCAACAGTTACGATGTAGGGTAGCTTGATACCAGTCGGTTCCCCGTCTGGACCAATATCTTCGAAGCCTTCTAAATCTAGATCCACATGACACTCAAGAAGAGTGTACATTGGAATTTGTTTTCCAGATTTTTTAGTGCCTTCTAATTCTTTTTCTTTTTTTGAAACTTCATCATTAACAATCATGCCTGGTGGGTTTAGTTCTACGTCAGCGTAGAAACCAGCTACTTGTTGTTTTCTTAAATCATTTTCAGATATTTTAATGACGTGTATGATTGCATCTGCATCATCTAAACTATTTGCTGTGTAGGGTACAATTAAATCATCTGCAGGAACAAATTTAGATACAGCTCTATTAATCATAGAATCGTAATAAATTTTTTTAAATGTAGATCCTGCTAGTGGTAAATGAAATAACATAGAATCAAACTCTGATTCGTATTCTTTCATCTGATCCATAATTTGATAATTCATGAAATCTTTTACTCTTTGCGACTGTTGTTCTTTCGCAGGTGTAGGTATACCTAAAATCTGTGTTCTTACTGGACCGTCTGCTGGTAATAACTCTTTGTATGCTGTAGCTTGAAACTGTGTAACAGCCTCTGCCAACACAGGGTGTGTTGCACCTGAAGCTCCTTGAAATGGCTCTGTTCTATTTTCGTATTTGAAACCAAGTAGGTCAAGTCCATCAGTATAAGATTTCTCCCACTCTTTTCTTGACATCTTATAATCAATGTAATTATTTTTTAATTCTGATCCGAGTGGATTTAAAACATCGTCAGGTAGAATATCTGCAAGGTTATCGAAATGAGAATCTGTGCCAGGTATATTAATTGCACCTGGTTCAAAGTTAATCGTTGCACCACCATCTTCTTCGGGTGTAACTTCAACAGGTTGTTGCTGTTTGATTTCTTCCTTTACCTCGACCTCTTCGCCCGGAACTTTAACCTCGGTACGAGTGTTAGGAAGTCCTTTATCTATATCTGCCATTTAAACTCCTGTAATTATCTACCACGTTTTACTAAAAAATCCAAGCCCTGTGGAGTAGGTCCTGATTCTGGTGGTCTGCCCGATGATTTACCAGCCATTTTCATTATGCCACCACCTGCTGCACCTGATCTACCCATGTCTTCAATAGCTGCTTGTTCAGCAGCATTTAATGCTGGCGTTTGCCTCGACTCCATAAACTTTGAGTAAGCTCTAGGGTTTTGTTCTTTCATTCTTTGTAAATCTTGATACTGATTGTAAAATTCTTGCGCCTGCCCTAATCCCGCTAAGGTTAATCCAATAGGTCCTACTGGTATTCCACGTAAACCTAAAAGTCCTCTACCAAATCTAGCCGCTCTACCTTGAAATCTTTCAGGAATAATTTTTTTTAAATTTTCTTTAAACAAACCAGGAAAAGATAATTCTAAACCAGTTATGGGATCTACTACAGCGTCAGCTAAACTTTGACCCTCTTTCATTTTACTATAAACATTGGTTCCTGCAAAACCTGCACCAGCAAGAGGTGTCCCCACAGCTCTAAAAGCTTTTCCTAAAAGTGATCTACCTGTTTTTGTTCCAACAGCCGCCGCACCTGCACCTGCTCCTGCTGCAGTTGGTAACACGCTTGTTGCTTCTTGAACTCCTGGTTGATCAGCAAAAGCAAATCCCGTGCCAGCTAAAGTCCCCGCGCCAATTAACGCTCCAAACTTTCCTCCTTTACCAAGCAAAGTTTTAAATCTATTTTTTATTGTGCTTTGAAAAGCCTTGTTGTCTAGTTTTTTAGATATGTCTACAATAGAATCTCTGTCTGCAGGCACCTCAAAAGAATAACCATATTTGTCATAGTGTGCATCAAATAAATCTTTATATTGATTATAAACTTTTTTGTTTTTTACAGTTTCTGAAGGAGGCTTAAAAGATAATTTTAATCCTTTTACTTTTTTAATAGGATTATTTTTGTTAGCGTTAAATTCAAATTGATCTACTCGTTCGTTGTAATTTTTTTGTAATCTTAATCTTTCGGGATTATTTTTAGCGAGGTTAATTAATTGTTGTTCTAATATTCCTTTTTTAGCATCGATAAAAGATCCTTTTGCAGTGTTAAAATCTTTGTCTATAACTTGTCCAAATATTGCGTAAGGTCCAGATCCTGCTCTCATTGAAGTTGTTATGCTCCCTATTTCGTCTACAGACAAATTTTTCATATCAGGAATAATTTTTTTTAATTTAGCAATTATATCTAATCTTATTCTAGATATATTTTTTGGTAAATTTAATAATTTTGTAAGGCCTCTTTCGTAATACCCTCTTTCTTTTCTTATCCTTTTTCTTGGGTCATAAATGTCCCCTATATTTTCTGTAACATATTTTTCAGCAGTTTTTTTATATTTAGTTGGAGATTTAAATAATCTAATTTCTCTTTCTCCAGTTAAAGTTTTTGCGAACTCAAAAGCAGTGTCTGCTGCTACCGTTGGATCGACTTTTAACACGTTTTTAATTATAGAATTTGTAGGAAATCTTCCTTCATTTAAAATATTTGTAATAGTTTTACTTTTTAAAAGTTTTTTAATTCTGTTATTTAAATTTATAACTGCACCCGCACCTTGACCTTTGGGTAGTTTTATTTTTGTTTTATTAACATAATTATCTATTTGACTATCGTATCTAATTCCTTTTGTTTCTAAAAAATGATTACCGATCTCTTGTCTAGTTGGAAGGTAGCCAAATGTTTTTTTAGTGTTATTAATAAAATTTTTTATTTCTTTAAATCTAATAGGATCATCAAAAGGTATATTTTTTTTGAATGTATAGGTTTTTTCTCTTATCGGTTTCTTCGAAGCATCTGGTTGATCCTTATATTTTTTTCCTGTTTTTTCTTCAAAATCTTTAATTATTTTTTGTCCTTCTTTAGATTCCTCAAATTTTTTAATTAATATATTTCTTCCAACATTTTTGTTGCCTTTTTCAATTTTCATTTGTGAAGTTACAGAAAAATCTTTGTGTTTAAGACCAGTTCTTTCTTCAAACTCTTTAATGTTTTTTAAGGCTTTTTCACTAGTACGTGGGTTATTTCTCGCTATTGCATTTTCAGCTATCTTTCTAAGTTTTTTTATTCCTGCTTCGTTGTTGTCATAATATTTAGTACCATAACCAGCAGTTGCATCAGAAGTAGTAAGAGCAATCTTGCCAGCATTCTCACCTATAGATTTTAATCTTATTTTATTACCAAAAACTTCTGTTAGATCAGAGAGACTCTTAGGTAGTTCACCACTATAGCTTCCTGGTTCATCGACCAAACCTCTTTTTGGTTTGTCAATCATCTCCTTAACTTCTTTTGGATTCTCTAGTGCGCCTTTTACTTTCTCAAAGTTTTCTAATTTTCTTTTCTTAACTTCTTCTTCAGGTTTCTTTTTTGGTAAGACTTTCTTTTTAACGTAGCCACCACCATTAAAACCAACACGACGTCTCCAGTCCATCATCTGTTTGTATTCTGCGATCTTCATTATTCTCCTAGCATGTAGGCCAGACCACCGCCTGCTTTTTTAGTTCTAGTTTCGCCCAGCTCTTCTAAAATTTCTTTAACTGTCTTATCATCAACTTCATCAAAATCAGAAAAAGTTCCATCTTGATCAGCGATCGCTCTACCCTCATCATATTCATCAGGTGGAGTTTTGCCTTTTGTAGTTTCATCTGCTTGACCTCTTCTAATTTCAAAAGTAGATCTATCTTCAATTGTTTCATAAGATTCATCACCATAAGTTGCAAATCCAGGTTTATCTTTGGTAACTCTAATATCTCCTGTTGTTAAGTCCTCTACAAGTTCGTATTCATTTCCATCTTTACCTTCATACCTAGTAACTTTTTGTCGTTCTTGTGTAGCTAAATTATCTGCAGGTCTACCTAATCTTTTAATTTTATCTACCAACATCATAAACTTATCAAAACCAAGTTTAACTCCTTCTGCTATTGCTGGTCCTGCTGTCTTCGCAACTTTAGCTACTGGTTTAAAAAATTTACCAACAACAGGAAGAGCTGCTAAACCTGCCATAGTTTTCATAAAAGTTCTTCGACCAGGGTTTGGCGGTCCGCCATTTTTTAATCCTATAATACCTTGAGGCATAGGTCTTTGCAGCATAGGCATATTAAACATCATTGGGTTTAATTGTGGTTGAGGCATTGTATCTATTTTTGGTTCTTTAAACGTGGGACCTGGTCCAAAACTACCAGTGCTATCACCGTGTTCCATTTGATTACCAGCAAATCCTGCGCCGCCACCAGAAAAACCAATACGACCACCATCTGCTTTATCTTCTGGATCAAAATCTTTTTCTTTTCTTTTTTTGATTCTTTCAACAGCTTCTTTGTTTTGTCTGTTCATTCTCTCTAGCATCTCTGCTTCTGTTTCTCTTTTTTTAAGACCTTCTCTAACTTTACCAAGCTTGATGCCCGTGTCGCTTTTAGGATCTATTAATTTATTAAAAGGCTCTTCTGTTTCTATTCTATCTTCAAAATCTAAAAACATTTGTTTTTGATCCTCTGACTTTTGTAATTCAGGATCTACGGCTGGTTTTTTCTTTGTAGTCTTTGGTGCTTTACCGATGTTAACATCTTTTGATTTACCTTTGCCCATTAGAAAATCCATAATACCTTCAGGTGTTGTAGATTTTGTTTCAAGAGATTTACCTGCATCATCTAAAACAGTTATGCCAAATTCTCCTTTAGCTGACGGGTTATTTAATCTATTTAATTGAGCGAGATAATCATAAGCTTCACCATATAATTTTATTTGATCATCAACAGATAAATTATCTCTGTCTGCACCTCGCATCAATGCAATCTCATCTGCTAAAACATCTGCATTATATTTTGTATCTCCTTTTGCGTAACCTGACCCACCAGCAATATTTTCATTTGCTCGTATCACATCCATCTTAGCGCCTTTAGGTTGAATAACTCTTGGGTCTGGTCTTGGTGTAAATGGATCTGTTTTGTCTTTGCCGCCTTGAGGAAACTCTATAACTTTTTTTCTTGCGTCCTGCATTTCTGCAGCGCCTCTTTTTAAAAATACATCATCTAAACCATCAGGGAAAACACCCATGATTTGTTTAAATCTATTTCTAGCAAAATTATAGATTTCATTTGCGCTTGTTAAAGCTCTTGGAGCTGCGTCTAAAAACTGTTTAATTTTACTATACATTAATAATAAGTCCTAGGTCTAGGGTCTTTTTTCTCGTCGATATAATCTTCAGGGTGTTGAATTAATCCGCCTTGCCTGAATCTCATGATGGCTTGCGTTGTAGAGTCCACAAGGTCGTCGTGATCACCGTTAGGGAATGCAGCGCATTCTTCGACCACCTCCTCTGCAAATTTCTGATCTGGCGCCCATATCATTCCAGACTCAAAAAGAGGTGCAACGGCGTTTACTCTAGCATGTTTATCATTTCCTTTACTAGGTGTAAAGTTAATAACTGGGATGTTCATCTGCCTAAGCTCGTAGGTCAGAGGTAGTCCTGATGCCTTTGATTCAATAATAACAGACTCAGGTTTCCAATAATCGTATTGTTGTAAGGCTACACGCCTAAGCTCTGGAAACTCGTATCTGCCTTTGATAGCGTCTAATAGTATAAGATTAGCGGGACTATCTTCATTAGGATAGAATACACCCCATGTTGTAATAGCTGAAAAGTCAGCTGTTTCTTTTTTAAGGAACGCTGTATCGTAAGACTGTATCACGTGCTGTAGAGGTGGTATATTTTCTTTATCGTACAACATCCACCATTCACGTTTCAGGATCGCACCTTCTTCTGATGTAGGTTGTTGCATCCACTGTGCATTCCATTTACCGACAGGCAATGATGCTTTTACTTTCTCAAGTTCTTCCAAGTTCCAATATTCTGGCCACACTGGTCCGTGGTCCATGAGTGCCGGAAACTCGACCACGTGCCACTGATCAGACTTCGGTTCTTTCTGGTTCGCTATAAGTTTTGCTGTTAGATCTTTGGTTGACCAACGTGTCATAACCAAGACGATCTTACCGCCTGGTTGTAAACGCTGACGTGGTCCTGATGTATACCATTCGTAAGCAGACTCTAATGCTGTTGGTGACAATGCATCTTGTTCCGAGTGTGGGTCATCAATAATCAATAAGTCCGCACCACGGCCCGTGATTGCTCCGCCAACACCAGCAGCAAAATATTCACCGCCCTGTGCCGTCTCCCAACGACCAGCTGCTTTCGAATCTTCTTGTAAACTTGTTTGAAAAATTTTTCTATAATCTTCTGAGTCGATAAGATGTTTTGCTTTTCTACCAAACCGCACGGCCAGTTCTCCTGTGTGCGTTGCTTGAATGATCTTGAGTTTTGGATTACGGCCCACCATCCACGCTGGCAAAAGAAAAGATGCAAATTCAGACTTCGTATGCCTTGGTGGCATATTAACTATTAATCGGTTTATTTCACCCGTAGCTAATTTATTAAATTTTTCTGCGATGTGCCTGTGGTGGGACCCCTCTACAAAATCTGGCCACATGCATTTTACAAAAGATAGAAAGTCGTTCTTAGCTTTGTTCTGTATCTTTTTTTCTGCATGGAGCAGTTGCAGTCTTTTAAAGGCCTTACGCACATCTGCAGGTAATTTTTCTATATTTACCTTATTCAAGTCCATGGTACCAAAATGTTTTTAACAGGGGTGTATGTCTAAATCAAGGCATAAAGAGAAAAGCAGTGGGACCCCTTTTGTTATATTTTAGGGGGTGGGGGGCGATACAACCTGAGATTGAGATCCAGTTTGGGACCCCGAGGCGCGAAGCGCCGAGGACTATGGCGCGCCCTTCGGGCGCGCCACAACTTATGGTTGTTAGTCTAATAATACCATATATGCTTTGGCATTGTTTTTCATAAACCAATCTAATAGGTTACGCATTTCTTGCCAGTGCTTAGATGCACCCTCGCCAAGTTCTTTATCTTCAAGAGTGGCAAGTGCCTCATGATAAAATATCTTATCATGTTTCTCGCTCTCCTCTTTTGTTAGTTCAATAGATTCACCTGAGAATCTATTACGTCTAGTGTAGTCATGATTTGTTTTTGTTTCCATAGTCCAATATTATCCTACTACTAATCTTCTGTCAAGTCTGATATTTTCTGTACCCAACCATGCGATATACAATACGTGTCCTCACTAAGCTTACGCTCACGATTAAATGTTATTGGTCGTTGGTTCACGATATTTTGTACGTTGGCATTAATCCAATCGTGTTGACAGCCCGTAGTGCAGAAGATTGTATATGGTCCATAATGATTTTCATTAATTGGCATATATGCATTGCGTCCTTTAAGTCTTTTACTTGATTTAACAAATCGGTTCTTGGTCGGTCGTGTATGACAGTTCGGACCTTGGCATGGGTATTTCATTTAGCCCTCCAACTTATTAAGACAAGTACAATTATTGTCATCATAAAAGTAAATTCAATCATGATGATTTATACCCCATGTAACCTAGTACTAATATTCCACCAACTAGAATAATGGAAAGCCCGATAGGGCTTTCCATAAATATTAAAGATAATAATTCAACCATTGTATATACTCCACATTCCAAAAATAAATGCCAACGACATTATTATAATCCAAGTCATGTTCTAACTTTTGCCTCTCCAGTTGCCATTCTCCAACCCTCGTTATCTAAATCCCAGTACACTAAACATGGAGTTCCATTTTTAGATACAAAAGATTTTCCTTTCGTTCCGTCAGGTTTATCATACTGACCTTTTCTAGTGATAAACTTTGCGTGTTTTTTTGCGTAGTAAGTTATATAAAACATATTCGTCCTTTCTGTTTTCTGTAAATGAATAATTTTCATATATAGGGTATCCTATAATAAATAGGATACCCTGTCAATCCCTAATTTAATTGAGATTGTTCGTATTGTATTCTTGCCTTAATTTTATCCTCTCTTGTTTGGTTTTTGTTTTTCATACCTTTAATCATACTAGCAAGATTACTAGGATTATAGATTGTTAAACCAGTAGAGTTAGTTCTAACTAACTCTGCCTCGTCTAGTTCTATTCCTAATTCTTTTGCTAACTCCATTCCCTCACTTAGATATCTGTATGCTTTCAAACCAATCTTTAATTGGTCTGTTTGTTTTTGCAAACTATCTATCCACGTTTGATGTTTCGATACCACGTTAGCTTTCGCCTCTCGCCACATTAAAAAGATTTCATATTCTTTTTTAGTGCAAGCTATTGCTCTACTTCTACAATGGCTAGTTCCAATCACGTCAAGATGAAATGGATCGTTGAAAGTTTTAGTTAGACCAATATTTTCGTCATACTGACCTTTACCAAGAAACTTATCGTTTGCGGTAATGTGTTTGGTTTTATGTGGGTTATCATCTTTACCACTTTGTTGAGCTATGATATCAGGGTTCAAGCCCTCAGCTTTTAACTCCTCACGATAATATGCGTGGGCAAAGTGTTGAGTATCCTCGCTTTGACTATAACTCTCTCTACCATTTAGATTGCCATACAATCCAAAATCAAAGTGTGATTTAGTTTCTACTTGTTCGTTATCCTCATCAACATCTTCTGAGTGTGCAAAGTAAAAGCATTTATCTTTTGCTACTACATCACATGGGTCGCCATACTTCTTCTTAAACTTTCGTAGCGTGGCTACATCTTCAGTTGGGTATGACCTTTCAACAACTACTTTTGCAAGTGCGTGTGCTGATTGTTGGGCTATGTTGAAAGTCTCTCTACTTTCTAAAAACCCTTGTCTCTCTTGCGTGTCCTCGTTTTCGAATACATCTTTAATTTTATTAAAGAGCTTGTTTCGATACTCGGTGTTCATTCTTATTTTTGACATATGTCCTTTCTGTTTGTTGTTTATAATTATCCCATAATATCCCTTGACAAAAAGAAAGTCAAGCATTATATTAAATTAGGAATAGCCGAATGGGTGTTTATCTCCCAGCGTGCTAGTCCTTTCGGTTTAAAGGCGTTCGGAGTGTGAGTATAAACACTAGAGCAGAGGTTGAGACTTAAGGGAGTAGTACCCCCTTCAGACGGCTAGGAATATAGTCGCCGACCCTTCGCGCACTTACGCCCTTGAGCCCTGATCCAATAGACAGGCATTCTAGCATGCGTTTGGTCTGGAATTGGATCTGGGGTTAAGCTTCAAGCCTCAAGCTTGACAGGACCTGAAGGATAATATAGGATATATTTAGAAAGGAATAATTATGGAAACAGCACAATTAAAAAGAATCGCGGATGCGATGGAAGAGATCCTGAGACTGATTAAAGCGGACCAGGAACAATACAAAAAGAAAGGGGGAGAGGAAGATGAAACTAAGTAAATTAATTAAAAAAATAAATAAAGAAAACGCGCCGCCTGATGGCTGGAAGGCTTCCGATGCTTTTAATAAAGCAATCAACTGGGATAAATTAAAAGATCCTAAAGTGTTAAAAGAATTAGAGAAAGTCTTTAATGAAGAAGAGAATTAAACACAACGACCTGCTGCCATGGTTCCTGGAGGACCATGGTCAGCTGCCGGATGCATATAAGAAATCTTGTCAGAAATTTTTTGATGAGATTCAAGCCACAAGCAACAAGCGGCAAGCCACAAGCTTGCCACAATCGCCTGGTAGACTGCAGGCAAAACAGAAAGGAATAACATGAGTGCATTAAAAAAGAAAAGCGAGACATGCAAAGAGCAGCTTCGCAGGATGTGCAAGAACATTGCCGAAGATATAACAGCTGGCAAAGAGGACGCTCACAAATGGATGGAAGACGTCTACAACATAGAATGGATCACGCACCAGGACAAAACATATAAGGCAGCTAGACTGCTGGTAGCAGGAGGCGGACCCAACATATGGGTAAACCTTCAGACGGATACAGTCGATGGCTACTGGGCATCTGACAAGTACAGCCACGGCTTCGTGGACAACATTGGACTAGAAGAGGTCTGTGAAGAAATATATAATGGCTAACAATTGGTCAGTCGACGTTACAGGGCTCAGGGATCAAGGTCCAAGCTTCAAGCATCAAGCGCCAAGCGATTCAAGCTTCAAGCGGCAAGCATCAAGCCCCAAGCAGCAAGCGTCAAGCTTCAAGCCGCAAGCTACAAGCTCCCGGATCACGGACCCTTCATAAAGTTTCAAGCTCCCCGAACCGAGGTGCTCTGCTAAGATAAAACTGTTGTGCGGATGCGCTACATGGTAGGCAATTTGATGGGGTGAAAACTTAAGCTTGTTACCCTTCGTAACTTTAAACTCAACTGTAAAATAGAAGAACTTTTCTGTGTATCCCAACACATCTGGCATACCAGGAATAGACAAATTTTCTATGCGATGCCACAAAATATTAGGCGTTGCCTTCTTAAATTTTTGGTAAAGTTTTGCTTCTGGACCGCGCATTTTTTCGAGGTGACAAGTGTTAATAATCTTTAATGTAACCTGGGGGTAATATTAGTTTCTCCTCACGGTTTGGTTTAAGAACTACACGCAAAGAAGTGTCTGATGGATTAGTGCTTTCATGTACTTCAATACGTCTAATCTCTTCAAGATAACCTTTTCGTGTCATGATGTAGATTTTAGCATCGCTAACGGCATTACCTTGTCTACCATTATTTCCTTCAGTAAACTTACTAAGATATTCTTGTAAGTGTTTTACGTACACTACTTACCTCGTTCTTCTTTCAACTGTTTGCATTGTATCTGGTAGAACTCTATCTGTTTCTCTAAATTTTTAATATCTTTTCTCAGCTCTGCATTTAAATTGTGGTGTTCCACATTAATTCTTAACAAGTCCTCTATTCTAGCCTCTAAATCATTAGGTCCTCTCTCAGGATACACATTGTAGTTTGGGTCTTTGTTTATATCTTTTAACTGCCTTTCAAATTCAAGCACGTCTTTGTTTGTCATTACCATAATACTTGACACTATAGGATTGTTACTCTAAAAAGTCAATATGGGATTACCAAAGAGATTGACAGAAATGCAAAAGAGATTTGCCGAGCTGCTTGTATTTGGCGGACCTGATGGACCACTTACAAAGTCAGAGGCAGCAAAGCAGGCTGGCTATAGTGAGAAGCGTTGCAGACAAGAGGGGTCAGAACTAACAAACCCTAAACTTAACCCGCTTGTTGTTAAATACATTGGAGAACTACGAGAAGAAAGACTTAAGAAGTATGAAGTTAATTATGACACTCATGTGGCAGAACTTGGGCGAATTAAAGATGCCGCTTTGAGGAAGGGAGCGTGGAGTGCAGCTGTGAATGCGGAAACAAACAGAGGAAAAGCAGCAGGATTATATATAGACCGCAAAATAATAAAAACAGGAAAGTTAGAGGACCTATCAGAACAAGAGCTAGAAGCAAAGATGAAACAAATTTTAGACGACTATTCACAGATAATTAACGTTACCCCTGAACCCAAAAAGATCAAAGAGTAATCCTCTCCATTTTTTTAATTATACTTCTTGGAAAACAATTACGATCAGAAAACACAGCAGCCTCAGAGTCATAGCTTGAGAATGTCCAAACATGTTTTCTATCTTTGGCAAAGATATACGCTTGAGATATCATAGTGGCAGGTTTTAATTTCTTCATCTCGTCTATGTCAGCATGCCCAGCATCCCCGCACGGATCCTCCCAGACAATTTTATAGAAGTAATACTTCTTCTTGCCTATCGTTGCATGTTTGTATCTCTTTTTACGTTTCATAAAATGTCCTCAATGTACTATAAAATGTCCTTATATAGGGATATACAGGATAATAATGTCCATTTACACCCCTAAAATGTCCACACGAGCGATTAACTTGACGTCTTTGCTAGCTTTTTTGACCATATGGACATTTTGTAGAAAAAAAATTTAAAAATATTTTTGACAAAAATATTCTGTACAACTCTATATAGTCCACACTGCCTAATTTATGCCATAAAGTCGCTTCAATATTGCCATCTTTGACTGAGCGTCTTCGATCTTTCCCAACAATTTATCAACTTCGCCTGTGATATCTATGTGTTCAGGTATGATCCTGCTGCTTGTCATGAGGATGGTTATCTTAGCGTTTGCATCAGCAATCTCAGCTTCGTATTTCTTGACCAAAGCCGTCTGTATTATTTCACGCGCCATAGTATGCCTCCTTTTCATCGTTAATTAAATCGTGATATTCATCTAATCTTCTTAAAAAATCATGTTTTGCTTTTCGTAAATTAAGCCCGTCAATCTTAAATTCTTGATAATATAGGTCAGGTGTACATACCATTATCACAGCTTGTTCAATGTTAGAGCCATGAACATGGTCATGCGCCATAGCGTATGCACCAGCTTGCAACTTGTAATCACCAATCCATTCTTCTCGTTTTGGTCTGTTAGCTTGCTTGAAGTCAATAATAGTTTCTTTGTCGTTGTGTATACCAACTAAGTCTGTAGAGCCTGCGTATAGGCCCGGATAGTAAACTGTGACCTCAGACCCAAAATAACCTGAGACGGGCGCTAGACCCACCTCTATGACCTTCTGAGCCATACGTTTAGTCTCTTGTCCAAGTTCAGTTAAATCCTCATAACCCTTACCCAACACATAGTTCTCTAAATACTTGTGCATGCTTGTACCTCTCACTGCCGAAGCATTCTTGATACGTTCTGCCTCTTTCTTGCCTTTTTTAGCTATCCAATCTTTTAGAAATGTATCGTCTTTAGTTCGACCCAAAATGGTCGTTACACTTGGTAGTCTGTAACCAGCAACGTCATAGTTCCGTGATCCATGTTCCGTGTGTCGTGTACCCTGGACATAGGAATATTTATCTATCCTCTTTATCACCCTTATCCTTTACATACTCAGGTCCAAACTTCATAATATTATTTAACGGCGCTGAGTCGTGTATGTTTCCCGATACACTGATCCTTGTACAATTAGATTTAAACGGACTTACCCAATGTTTCAACCAGGCAGGAAAGATAAACATATCTCGTTCTTCTGGAAAGTGAGACATGTAAGTTACAGCATCTCTAGGTCCTTCACCATACATAAACTGTATACCTCCAGGTCCACAGCTTCTACCCTTATAGTCTTTATTCTCTTTTTTTAATTCTTCAGGTATTTTTAAATAGATCACAAAGGACAACTTACCATCGTGATCGTGCGGCGGGTTAAACTCATTCTTCTTCTGATAGTTTATCCAAAGCGCAGATAAAATATACTCAGGAGTTTTCTCCCACTTCTTCTTCGTATATGCTTCATAGGCCTGGTTATACAGCCCCAAAGCACTAGATACATACGGCAATAAGATCTCTCTTGACTCATCCGTGTACCCTGTTTCTTTCTCTATTTGTCCTGCTAGTTTACCAGTGTAATCTTCTTTATTGTTCTTTGCTTCTTCTAGTAGTTTATTCTGAAAGTCCTCGTTTATTCTTAATCTTATTACACACGGACCCCAATTAAACATATCAATCTTAACTCTCGGCGCATCTTTATTCGTTGGTTTGTCTACCATATCCTGTTCCCCTTTCTCTGTTTTTCCATCGCTTGTTCCAGCCATAGACGTTCATTTTACTACCATAGTGTTCAAAGAATCTAAAATAAACATCTTTGGTTTTCTTCCAAAAATATTTAATATCATCTATCGCATCTGGTATTGTTTTCATAATAGTATAGCTCCAATAACAAAACCTATCACAAAGCCAATAATACCTTCTCTGTAATAGATAGACCAGAACTCTAACTTCTCTTTAATCTTTTTCATTTTTATCTCCTTTAAAAAACTTTCTACAATGCTCTGCATACTCTTCATCACTAACGTGGTCAGCAAATAGACTCAACATTGCTTTGTACGCACCACCACTTTTATAATCATCGCTGATTGTTTTATCTTTAAATACATTCCTATCGTCAGCGGGGACACTACGTCTAGCACTCTCCCCGTCTAACGCCGGGAGTTCGTCGCTAGCTTTCGCATTATCGCTTAGGTCCAGAGAGTCGCCAGTGGCAAGACCATGTACCCCTATCCCGGTAACCTTTCTAATTTTTATTTTATGTTTAATGGACATAATGATTTATAATCTGTTTTAACTTATCTTTCTTCGTAATGGAATACGGAAAAAGCTCTTTTGCAACTTTAAACGCATCTCTATGGCTACATCTCCAACGATACTGCCCATGGTTTTGGTGTGAGTATGGTTTTCTATAGTCCAACGCTCCAAACTTAAACGTTTGGTTTATAAAATTTATCGTGGGTTCGTCTATCATGTTTATCTCAATTCGTATGTTCCAGTACTTGTAGGCCTTGGGCTTTCCTTTTCGATGCTCAAGTCGTTGCTTGTATGTAACGCAACCTTCACCATCAAATAGACCAGCAAGATATGCCATAACTTCATTGTGTGATGCCATACGTTATCCTAATCATTCCTTTCACTGGATCCCAGTACCATTTATCAATCTTCTTTTCTACTTGGCTGCAACTCATCAGGAACAACAGGAGTATAATCCCTAGCCCAAATCGTTTCATCTATTTCTCCTTCTGACCAACAGTTTAAACACTGTACAATCGTATTCATTTCTGTTTTTAAATGGCCATTGCCTTTGCATTCTGGACATATTCTTCTACCTTTCGACATACGTGTGACTATATTTTGGTAACCACTTGTAGTCTGGTTGTTTTGGTAATACCGCTTTTCTTTTTGGTTTTGGCACAAAAGTAACAACATTTTTAATTTTGTTATGTTTTTGTAATATAACCGCTTCTCTTTCAATAACCTTGTTTAACATTTTTTTTCTTACGTAGTTTGGATCTCTGCCTGCTAATCCACAAACGTAATTAAAATTACTTCCGTGTTTAATCCAACTTAAAGCATCTAACGCTGATCTTTCATCCGCTGAGTAGAATGCATCATCAAATGCTTTAGCTAGAACTGCAATCCAAAGCTTTTGCTCTGGTTCTTTGTTTCTATCAACTAAATGTATAACGTCGTTATTTAATAGCGGCGCTCGATACTTTCCCATTTAGCTTCCTCACTTTCT